AATCATATCCATGAAGTCGAGAAACTGTGCCATAAATACCCCTTTTGTGGCAAACATAGCACAGGCGCGAGGCTTATGCTATACCTTGGATGTTCCGGCGCAGTGGCTTTCGGCGCTCGCTGATTGTGCTGTACCCCGTGGCAAAAGTCATAAACGCATCAGCGCCGTGGCTGTTGTCATCGTGTCGAGGCTGGTTTTTCCAGACCTCCCGGCTATCATCCCATTCCTTTCGGTAATGGCGCAATCGTTTTAACCCGACCTCGCACTCCGTAAGATCAAAGTCACAGTTGGCGAACCGTGCGCGCGCGGCATCAATGGCAAGCATTTTGGATTGCACGCGCTTAACGATGCGTGGCTTTAGCCCGTATTCCTCTGCTTCGGCCATGCGCCCATTCTCAAGAAACAAGTCCTGCCTGTCGCCATCGTGCGGCCAGTAGTGGTCAAGGAAGTCTATCTGCTTGTCACGCGCCCAATCAGACAACCACCGCGCGTAGTGAGCGATATGCTCCCCGCTGTTCTCGTAATACCCGACGAACCGATCCCGCGTGCCGATGCGTTGATGCAACCAGATCGTCAGCATATCATTGCGCCCCAGGTCCCAGAACGTGTTGACCGGATATTTATGATCTATCGGGAACCTAGCGATCTGGCCGTTGCTATCAGCGTGCGCCATCTGCGCAGAAAAGTAAGCGCCCTCTACCGCCTGCTCAAACGCCTCGTCAGCAGTTGACGGGTTTTCGCGCTTCATGTCTCCGCCAAGAACCATCTCCTCCCTGACCCACCAAGACTTTTGTTCGGCTGACAGCTTGATTTTTTGGTCTATCTCAAGCGCATGGAAGTATGCCACATGCTCCTTGGATAGCCGCGTCAAGTCTTCCGGCCAGAAATTCCCTGTGTCCTTCCACCACGGAAAGAAGTGGAACCCAAACTGCCCTATGCCACGTTGCGCCTCATCACAGAATTGGTAGAAATACCCCTCTTGGCCCTCCGCTGTGCTTTCGATCGTCTTTGGGTTTTGCCCAACGGCAGGGAATGCGCCAGTTACGATCTCGCGTGCCTTGCCGGGTGATGTGGCGCATATCTTGCCAAACTCGGATATGTGAAGGCGCTGCAACGTACCTGAACGCGCGGACGTGGCGACACGGATGCTTGATCCGTGGTCAAACCGCAGCAGGCCAGCGCGGTCATTCTTGGCAATGCGTGAAGCCTTGATCTGGTCAGGCAGTTGATCGTATGGAAACTTGACCTTGGTCTCAAAGATTTCATTGGCGTCGTTTAGTGTGTGCGCAATGATTGCTACACGCCAGTCATTTCTAAACAGCACCTCATCTAGCCCCACGATACACATCAGCGTGGTCATGCCAAGCTGTCGGGCCTTGAGAATCAGGTCAGATTTGGTGCAGTTCTTGAGATATTCAAGCTGTGTTTCATTTGGCCTGAACGGGACGCGATTCCCCTTCTTGTCCTGAATCGTGTACAGGTTTGCCAGTCTCCAGTTTGCGCTGTGCATCGCCTCGAAGGTGTCAATCCTTGTCATTTACAGAACTGCCGCGCTCGTTAATGGACGCAAACAGCGTCGACATAGTGCCGCCCGCGCTCTCGTGGTTCAGGTCCAGCTTGTCGCCGTACTTCTTTGGCTGGAGCTTGGACAGCATCCACTTGCGGCTATCAACCCGGAGACGCGAGCGCTGGATATGCTCGGAGTTGAGCCGTTCACTGCCGTCCTCATTCGCAACCAAGTCCAGCGCGCCATCGTCTGAAATGTCGAGGATCTCCTCAAAGATTTGCTCGGCTCTTGCTTCGCACGCGCGCGCGTATCTCTTAACAAGTTCAGCATCTTCATCTAGCCACCGATACCAAAGCACGGCGGAAGGCATGGAATCAGCCCGATCCAGCCCGCAAATCTTCACAATGCTTTCACCCTCTGAAATTCTATCAAGGATGTGGTCTATTGTTTCTGGCGTATTTTTGCTTTTCATGTCAGCCCCGCCCTTTATGTCCTGTGTCCGGTCCGTAAGTACCACACTGCGCCAATGCTTGCAACGCAAACAAAAAAGCCCCGCGCTTTTTACGGCGCGGGGCTAAGTTGGGAGACAACAAGGAGGAACAAGGTCATCATGCCACTGGTTTGGCTGTGGTGTCAATGCGCCAATTCATACCCGCGATCCCTGCTCAATATTCGCCTTCACCATCCGAAAAGCCTCCATCTTTGCCGCTTCCGGCTTATAGCCCGCGCTCAAGAGCCGATTGGTGTGATGGCTCAACTGCGTTTTAAGGTTTGCCTCCATTTTGCGCAGCGCCGCTTTGGTGGGCTTCTTTGGCGGCTTGGCTTCGAACTTAACGCCGCAGGCCTTCGCCATTCGGCAGATTGTCGATTGAGCAACGCCAGAACGGCGGGCCGCTTCGTTGATCCATAGGCCTTGATCCGCGTATGTTTGCAGCCATGCGCGGCATATCTCGAATTGAGCCGCGCGCATTTCTTCGTATGTCATCTCGATGCCCTCACTTGCGCGTACTGGATCGCCTTTCCGATTGTGTCGCGGCGTATCCCCGTGATTTCAGACAGCATCGAAGGCCCGCAATTTGATTGATCCCGCATAAACAGCAGGCAATCGCCGCGCACTCTGGACATTCTTGGGCTGCGGTCCTGTATGTTGCAAATATCTATCTTGCGCACGCTGTTATGCTGGCAGAATAGGGACAGCGCCCTGCGCGCTTTGTTGATATCGCCCGCTGGACTTGTTGGTGTGTACATGCGCTGCGATATCGGTAGGATAAGCTGGCACTGTGGTCGCGGTGCTGGTGGTTTGGCTATCCTCATGTCCCTGCGCCAGTCATCGCACGGCTGCAATTCCGGCGCGGCCTGTGGATGCACATGGCGCATGATCGGCGCGCGGCCTAGCGTGTCTGTGTGGTGCGTCATTGGTTTGCCCCCATCTGCGCCTGCACCCAGTCCCGTGCCTTGAACTTATCCGACATCACGTTAATCAGCGCGCGTGCCTCGTCCCACTCCTGCCCGGTGACGCCGCGCGACACGGCGAAAATATATGCATCCAGCTTATCACACAGGTGCAGCATTTGTTCTTCCTTGGCCGTGATCGTCCAATCCAGACCCATGCCCCGCAGGACTTCCCGCTCTGCGATTGCATACGCCTCTGCAAGCTCTGGGAACCGCGCCTTGGCTGGCGCTGGCATATCGCCAAGAACCCGCTCGGCCTCGTCGTGGTTGCGGGCTGCAAGTAGCAGGTCGTTGCCGATCAGCGGGTACCCCATATGCGCGGCAAGGGAGTGGCACAGGGTGGCAACGCGCTGCTGGTGCGCGTCGATGGTGTCGAGCGAGTCACGTAGGCGGGGATCGGCGTTTGCGTGCCAGCGGTTTACTGTTGAAGTTATGTTGGTCATGTCAGGCGCTCCATGCGGATCGTGGCGCAGTCAGGCTCGCCGTCGATGGTCTCGAATGTGATGCGGTGGGTGTCTCGATCAATTAAAAATTCTGATCCGAAGGTCCAAGATTCTATATGGCACCCATTCATCGTCACCGTTTCGCGCTTTAGTTCCGGCTTGATGCGGTAGGCTGAGCCGTGGAAAAACGGTGCATCAACTGTTTCCCATGCACCGACATAAGACCTCTGGATAACCTTTCCCTCATATTTCGCCAGCAACAGCGCGCCCTTTTCCTCCGGCGTCATGTCTGCCCAGAGTGTGGGTGTGTCTTGATGTGTCATTGTGTGATCTCCTATCACTGATCCCTGAGAATGCGCGCGGCGGTCGGGGGAGTTTCCGATGTTTGGTCTGCATAACCTAGCCGCGCCTCTGAATATTGGCATTAGTTTTGCGATGGTGCAAGCGTCATTACGGGGTGGCCCAAAACAAAATCCCCGTGGACGGGCAAAGGACAGGCAATGGGCCACCCTGTAAGTACGCTTAAACCCCTCTTATATATACATTTTTTCAAAGAAGAGATGAGAGAGAGAGGGGGGTGGCCCAAATGTTCAGGAATAATACATACCTCGTAAACATCTCGTGTCATTACGTGTGAGTATATGTGTGTCCGTCATTACACTGTAATAGCATGTCCATCCATTTTTCCCCCATTTTTGGGCATTTGCGTCTAAGCCATTGATATTAAAGGCAAATACCTGCCCACAAGGAAGCATCGTTTTGGGCATGTCTTAAATAGCGCAATGATTTCAATGGGTTAAAATGCCCACGCTCTGCCCATGGTTACGCGGTTTTTGGGCATTTATGGCCGGAATAGGGCTTATGTAATGACATAAACGGGGTTTACATCGGTTCAGACTTGTCATTACATAGCGATTAGAGAACATAAAATGTAATGACGTTTTGCACTCATGTAACTACGGGAGAATACCTTGACCGACCCAACAACAGCATTCATCGACCACATGCACGCATCAGACTGCGCTCCGGATTCATCGGCTGCAATCATTGCAGATGATAAGATGCACCGTTTTCGCCTCGCCGGTGACAAGCCAAAGACGCAAAACGGCAGCTACATCCTGCGCGTTGATCCAGACGGGTTTGGCGTTGGCGGGTGCATGAATTTCCGTGATCAGGTCTGGCACAAGTGGCACACGAAGTCCTCACGCAAGGCGACCGATGA